TTAGGTGTTGGGGGGTTGGGGTTTGGTGTCGGTGTTTGTCCAGCCGATGTAGCTGGCGACGTGTGCGGATATTCTGGGTGGGCCGGGCGGGTCAGGGTAGTCGTCGAGAACGTCGAAGAAGGCGGCTGCTACTCGAAGATAGGCCTCCCGCTCGTGCTGCATTTCGTCCACTTTGGCTTCCAGCACCGATACCCGGGTGGTAAGCCATTCCCTCAGCTCTTGTGATGCTTTGTCTATAGCTTCGGCTTTGCGTTCTAGGGCGGCGGCCTTGGCGGCGTCTTTCTCGGCATCGGCCTTAGCCCAATCCACCTCAGCCCGCAGCTCGGCCATTTTACGGTCGGTGAAAATCTTGTACCAGGTACCAGCGGCACCAATGAGCGCCAAGCCTACGGCCTCCGTAGGGCTCACCCATTCCCAGAGCGCTGCCCAGAACCCCCGACTGACAGGGGCCACAGTAGATATGATTTTAATAAAATCTATGGGCCCCATGGTTTCGTTTCCTCCGATCTGGTTAGGAAGATAATGCTGATGCCGCGTCGATAACTGCGGCTACTAGCACTGGGTCAAGGCTGCGGATGAGTGCATCTACCGCATTCATGAGGGTGATAATGTTGTCACTCATGCCGCATGTTCACCACCGGTATGAGTGCCTGGGGTGACGATGGCGGCAGTGCCGGTCTCCCCTACCTTTGATGTGGCAACGGACGTGAGCAGGGACCCGATTGCGGCAGTAGCTGCAATGCCTAGTCCTGCTGTCCAATCCACATGGTAAACAGCATCACCAACGGTGATGGTTGCGAGCAATGCTTGGGCGAAGGTGCGGATAGCGCGGTCTGCCGCGTCGATCCAGAATATTTTAGTCCACATGATTATTTTCCTTCCTGTGTGGTCGCATAGTGGTTCTTGATGGCCTCGATGCTGGTGCCGCTTTGGGCCGCGGCCCAGGCTAGCAAGGCTTTCACGTCGGCTTGGGTTTCGCTGAGCCCGTCAACGAGTGTGTGATATTGGCCGGTGGGGGTTACGCCGAGTTGCGGCCAGCCGCGGCCGCCTGCGGGGTTTTTCTGTCCGTCAGGCAGGTCTTCCTGCCGGGGGCCTTGGAGTTGGGTTGCGATGTCTCGGGTGAGCTGTAAGAGCTCACGTTGTTCGGCGTCGGTTAGTGCCATGAGAAAATCCTCCTTAGTTGGTTGGTTTGGGGGCGTAGCACCCCCGTAGAAAATTGCACGCAATTCATCGCGGGTGCCGCGGAAAGCATTAATATCCACAGCGAAGCCCGCCACCAAAGCGTTGGACCCGTATTGCCAAACGTGGGGTTTCTGGTTGCCCAGCGGGTAATCCCACTGTGGGTGCGTGTTGCCGGGGTAGATGAGGCTGGGGTCACCCTGACGGTTTTGCCCGTAGGCCGCCACCCAGAGAGCCCCGAATTCGCCGCTGTCCGGCTCCCCTTCGGTGATCCTGCGCTCCCAGTAGGGCACGTAGGAGTACACGCCGCACACCCGCACCCCAGCAGCCTCAAAACATTGCTTGGCGGTGCGGATGTGCTCCACCGAGAGCCCCGCCTCGGTCTCAACGTCAAGCCACATCGGCCGGATGGCGTCCCCCATCACCGCTAGTGAAGCGGCCACCTGCTCCTGGATACTGGTGCCCTCGGAAGGGTTCCGCAGGTAGTGGTAGGCGGCGGTGAGCATACCTGCGGCCTCAGCATCCTCCAGGTGGCTGCGGTAGCAGCAATCCTGGTAAGTACCATCCGTGGTGCGGATAATAGCGAAGCTAATACCTTCACGGGCTGCTTGCTGGAGGCTCATGCCATCCTGGTGCTCGCTCACATCCACACCGAACAGCGGATCACCAAAGGCCGCGGCCGCCGCCACTGCCCCACTATCCGGGTAGGGGGCGCCCGCAAGGATGCTCATGGGGTCGATACGGTCAGGGCCGGGCGGTGCCCACACAAACCGGTGAAACTCCAAATGCAAATGGGGTGGAAAACCCCCGTTTGTCGCGGGGTTAGGGTTGATGCGGGCAATCCGCTGCCCCTCTCCTACCCACTGGCCAGGCACCACCTCGGGGATCACATGCCCGTACACGCTATAGCCGCCGCCCACATCAGCCGGATGGTCAATCGTCACCCACTCGCCGAAACCAGCAGCCTGCCCAGCATACTGCACAGTACCCGGCCGGATAGCGAAAACCAAGTGATTGCCGCTGCCACCATCACGGCCGAAATCCGTACCATAGTGGAACTCACCCCCCTCCCGCGGGCCAAAACCACTGGTCACGTAAAAGCCCGCTTCAACAGGCATCACAGTCATATTACTTTCTCCTTCTTCATTTAGATTGCGCCCATGCAAAAACCCCGGCGCACCCAAGCAATAAGGGTGTTCCGGGGTTTGATGGGGTTTGTTTACTGGGGCTCTTCCGGTGGTGTGGCAGGCTCCGGCGCAGGCTCGATACGCAACCATTTACCATCAGCGCCGGGGGCCGAACAGTTCAGATGCGGGTATACGCTTCGGTAGAGGTTGCCCTCATACTGGATGATATCGCCCTGAACGTAGCAGTTTTGCGGTTCGCTCTTGGGGTGCTGCCACTCAGGGGCGTCTTCCACATGCCGTGGCGGTTCCCGTAGCGCGTCGGGGGCGGGGATTTCCCCTAGCTCACGCAGGTGCATGATGAGCCGGGTGCGTGCTTCTTCCTGGGCTTGTAGCATCTCCCGGCGCGGCCGCTCCTCAGCCACACACCAGCCGAGGAACTCCACCCACTCCTCCGGGGTAAGGGATTGGGTGCTGGTTTTAAGATCTTGCAATGACATGAGTAATGAGCCTTTCTGTCTGGGCTAGAGTTTTGCTAGGTAGGTAGCGCATCCGAATCCACGATCGGAACTGCTGGTATCTCCTGAAAAGCCGATTTCGACACTGCCATTGGCGAGGATATTACAGAAGCCAGGGTATCCGCGGCGATTGGGTACGGTGAGGAAGAAGTCTATGTCATCTACGGGGTGGAATTTTTCAGGCAGTTCACCTTTATGGCCTATTGGGGCGTCTCGAACATTGATAAAAACCCAACGCCCCAGCCTACGGGCAGTGACGTGGCCAGTCAGAGAGACTGCTTCCGTAATGTAGGCCAATTTGGACATCTCACGATCAACGTATTGCTTATTCGCAATGTCTTTCGGATCAATCGGATCAGCGACTTCAGAGCGCCCAGTGTTGTCCCTGGTCATGATCGTAGTCACACCTTCAGTATCGACTACTGGGGTTGCCTTATCCGGCACTCCATTGATAGTACTCAGATTGTGGGTATGGCCCACTGGTGCCCTGGTACTTATCTGGTCGTCAACATAGCCTTTGCTAACCGCATGCCATGATTGGGTGATTAAACCGGGATGGATATGGATTTGGCCATCGGATTTGGTCTTGACGAACCCCTCTTTAACAGAGCCCGGCTCGGCGCTAACGCTCCATGCCAGGTTGCCCGCTGTAATAATTTTAGGGTTATCGGCGGTGCCGGTGAGGTCTCCTGCTAAGCGGATTTTGCCTTGAGCTGTGGCGGTTGCCGGGGGGATAACCGCTGCTGCTTCGGTGGCGGATTTCGCTGCCGCTTGAGCATGAGTGGCGGCTTCGGCGGCTTTCGCCCCGGCGCGGCTGGCGGCGGCTGCTGCGGCTTGTTGGGATGCCACGATTTCGTGGTACATGGCGATGACGGAATCGCGCTCGTCAGCGGTGAGATTCCCTGCGTTTCGCACGGCTTCGGCAAAGGTTGTGGTTTCCGGTTTCACAAGGATAGGGATTGGGAGCCCCATGGTGCCGGAGTAGGCGGGGATGCAAATAGCTTCACCAGGCTCAATGGTGGTAGTGAAAGTACCATCGGGTTTTACCTGAATGATATCGGGGTCAGTGAGGATCACCGTGCTGCCGGTAACCCGGGTTTGGGGAGCATGGATATGCAAATGAGTGGCACCCGCGGGAATTTGAGTTACGAGCTTCAAATCACCAGTAATGGTGGGCATGATAATACTCCTTAAATGGTGTTGGTTATGCGCTGGGAAGAATGAAAACCGTAGCCGATTTATACGCTTGGAAAAGCCCACCGGTTGCCGAATCATGATATCGGTTCCCAGCGGTGATGTTAGCGCAGCTCACATCTGTTGCACCCTGATCGGATACCGCGATCATAAGAATGGATCCAACCCAATTGCCTTTGGCTTCAAAGCGGGCACCACTGCGAGGCCGAATGCCTGCCGCAAGCCACCGCAAGGTGCCCCATTCAGTACCGGAGTTAATCTTTCCGCTAGATCCGGTGAAAAGATTGATATCTCCGGTGTCGATATGGAGGATACGAGGCACGCCAGTGATCGTAGTTTGCAGGGCCTCAATAGCTTTTCGGTCAGCTTCCCTAGCTTTCCTATCAGCATCATCAGCAGCAACCGCTGCATTATCAGCTTTGGTATCTGCTGTGGCAGCTTTCACATCGGCCACACCAGCCGCGGTTACCGCCGTGGTGGCGGTCTTCTGCACCGCCCCCACCGTGCGCAACCGTTCTGCCCACTCCTGATTTATACGCTCCCAAATAGCATCATTGTGGGTTTTCAGGGCCTCAGCATCGGAAATCATCTGCCCACCCACATGAACCCGCCAGCCCCTAGCCCCCTCCTGGCTATTGCCAATAAGGTCAATAGCGGTCACCGGCACCTTGATGCGCCTGCCCCAAATCTCCACCAAAACCACATCCCCAAGCCGGAAATCCGCGCCGGGCTCGTAGGCACCGAGGCCGCGGCCGGTGATGTCGCGTTCGAAGAATAGATTGCCGTCGACCCGTTTTTGGGCTGTGTCTACTGCGGTTTCGAGGTTGGAGGATTTGCCGTTCATGTTGAGGGTGACATCGGCACGCACAAACCCCACGTCGAAAGCGCCAGCGCCGGCATTGGGTGGGCGGTAGATGTAGCCGTTGCGGAGCCGGTTCTCGGCAGGTTGTTCTTGTTGTTTGTCGGCGGGGATGGTGACGTCGAAAGCGCCGTAGGTGTAGGCGGGCATGTGGCGGCCTACGGTAAGGTCACCACCGTCAGCGACAAGGATGACGTCGGTTTTTTCAGCCATGGTCTCCTCCTATCTGCGACTGCTAGCCTTGGGTGACGCGAACTATCATGGTGGGTTGGGTGAGGAGTTTCACCCCTATGGGTTGGGGGTCGGATGGGAACCACAAATCGCAGGTGACGGTGATGCCGGCCTGGAGCGCTAGGGCACCTATGGAATCCCAGAGGGGCTGGTCGTCAGCGGTATACACCAGGTGTGGGGATGGCAGCCCGGAGGATGCCGTCGACACCACAATCCGTTGTCCCTTCCCCCACAGCTTGAATCCGATCTCCAAGGAGTTGGCGATGACGTTGCGGATTATGTTTTCGGCGGGACCTTCCATGGTTACCCCGTCAACGGCGGTGACCATGGGGTAGTGCATCAAATCGCGGGGGGTTTGATACAAATCTAGCTTGGTGGGGTCGCCTACCCAGTCGCGGGTAAACGTTTGGAAGCTGCCTGTTCGAAGCGCTTGGGGGTTTGACCATGCCACGTGCCGGTTCAGGATTGAGAGCAGGTCAGTGCCGTTGATTTCCACGAGGGTTGGGGTGTGGAAGGTGCCCCTGGCTACGGTGTGGGTGATCCGATACACTCTGCGGAAGCCTGGGCGCTCCACCATGATGTAGCGGGTGGGCCCATCAGCCTCGATAAGCTGCCCGTTTTGGGCTGCGCCGAAATCGGCGATCAGTTCATCCGCTAACGGGTGTACTGCCCCACTAGCACCGTCTGCTATTTTGTGGAGGAACCTGCCTGATACCGGGGCGCCCCGGGTGGCGGGCGCCGAGAATTCTATTGGTGGTGGGCAATCGAAAAGCGGTTCGCAGTTTTCATCTAGCAGCCCAATCCATTGTCCGAAATCTTCCGCCACCATAGCCCGGTGCCTAGCGTGCTGCCACCACTGCCCTATTGTCATCGCCATGGGTCGAGCACCCCTATCCGCCACTCCAGAAACGCCCTGGCAGGTAAGTTGTATTGCCTGCTTTGCTCCGGGGGTACGCCTTCGGAAATGATTTGACCCCGAATTCTGCGCCAGAGGTCATCATCCCGTACGCCTAGGCCATTGAGTACTTGGTGGGATCTCTGCGGGTCCAGGTGCAGCCGGCGGGTAGAATCCACGGCAGGTAGGGTGAATTCCGCCTTGGAGGGGAGTGTTACTTTCCCGCCGGCCCCTTCCCACACGATTTCCGGCCATATGTACACCTGACCAGAATTTGTCACTGTGACGCTCCCGGTTTTTCGGAATGGGGTCGTTTCCCAGTAGCCAGCGTCAATAGCAAGCGGTATGGATAATGCCCACACATCGGCCGTAGCATCATCAACTTCTAGATCAGATGGGGCACCGTTGAGTCTCACTTGGGCATGCATGGTGCCCATGGGTGACTCGATCTGGAGCGTGCCCAACGGCGGAAGGATGGAGAAACCATGGCGAAACTCTGCCCAAATATCATGGGCATGCCGGCCCTGCCCGGCGCGGACGAAGAGGTCGAGGGAGCCTTCGATGGCTGGGAATCGGAAGCCTTCGATTGCTCTGCCTGGTACGCCAAGGGTTTCGATGCCGGTGGCTTCGGGCCTGCCGATCAGCTCTTTGATGCCGGCCCTGCGAATACCCGCTATCCAGGTGCCGGATGAGAGCTCCCAGGTTTTACCTGTGGGGGCGATGTACCGCACTAAATAGCGTCGGTCAATCATGGTGCCTCCTTTCTGTTAGATTCGGGCTCGCTCGTAGCGCACCGCATCAACTGCTGATAATTGCCCCATCTGCCCGGAGCCGGTAGCGAGGGAGCGTTTCGTGACCGCGAGGAGTTCGGCCAGGGTGGCGTTGAGCTGGCGGAGTTCCCCGGTTTGTGCTACCTCGGTGGTGGTGGCGAGTGAGCGGATGCGTTCTACTTCCGCGGCGGCGGCGAGTGCTTTCCGCACTTTTTCGTCGTCGGTTTTTTCGATCTCCTGTTTGAGTTTCGCGTACTCCAGTTCGGCGGTCAGTTTGTCTTTTTGCCGGAGGTATTCCACGGTTTTAGTGGCTCGCTCTAGCTCCAGGTTGAGGTTGTTTTGGTCGATCTGGCGTTGGATAGCGGTGAGCCGGTCTTCGGTTTGGCGTTGGGATTTTTCGATCCTGCCGCTGATACCGTACTGGAGTGCACCGATCGTGCTCTCCATGAACTGCTCGCCGAGCTTGGCGCCGCCAGTGGCGGCTTCTACCCCGTATTGTTGGGAGAGCACACCACCGCCGATGGTGAGGGCGGCACCGCCCGCGGACCCCAGAACCAGGGCGGCTTTTTCAGCTGCCCCCAAGTTCTTCCAGGCGTCCTTAATGGAGTCCTTGTTTTGGTGGATGTCAATGCCACCCTGCACCAGGTCTTTCAGGCCACCCAATGCCATGCCGGCACCTGCTAGGGCGCCGAGGGGCCCGCCGACGGTGAAACCAGCAACACCAGCCGCAGCGCCGGCTAGGAGCTTACCGATGCCGCCTACTAGTTTGGATACCCCACCGAAGCCTTTGGATGCGCCTTGGGCCTGGTTGGCGGTCATACCGTATAGGCTGGCGGTTTGTTCGGCAAGAGCGGTGGTTTGGGCCCGCAGCAGCTGCGCTGCCGCGGTTTGTTTCAGTGTTGCCTCCAGCGCCTCGTAGCGGGCTTCTGATTGGGCCTTGGCCGCTTCCAGGTCGTCGACTGCTGCTTGGGCCCGAGCGACCCGGATTCCCCATTCGGCGGCCTGGATTTCCTTGCTGTTTGCCACCACAGATGCGGTCAGGTCTTCGACGGTGAATTTGCCGGTGCGGTAAAAGCGGTCAATAGCGCCTTTCATGGCTTCCACGCTGGTGGACCCCATGAGGGCAGACTGCTTACGGGCTTCTGCTAGGGCAGCTTCGGCTTGGACAATGCTCACGATGCCGCGGGCGCGGGTGCGCTCTGCATCCCGCTCCCTGATCTGCAGCTCAGCCAACGCTTTCACCCTGGTGAGGGCGTTGGTTTGCTGTTGCATTTCCAGCTTGGACACTTCTTGTCGGGTTTTATCGACAATGCCTGCGGCTTTCTCTATTTCAGAGAAGAAGCTGGCGATGTGCCCAATGCCTGCTGAGAGGGAGCCGCCGATTTTTTCGGCGATCTCGCTGGCTGCCTGGTAGCGGGATGCCGCCACGGTGCGTTCGGCTGCCTCTAGATCAGCGAGGGATTCAGCCTGGGCGGCACGGGCCGCTGTCAGTTTGTCCTCCGCTTTATTCACCTTTTCCTGGGCGCTCTTGACGGCCTTGGCGTTTTTGTCGGTGGATTTTTCCAGGTTGTCGCCGATGTCTTCCCTGACCCTGGCGAGTTTCTTCTCGGCGTCGGCGATACGATCGGCTTTGCCCTTCTTCCTGGCATCAGCCAAGGATTTTTCGGCGTCCTCCAGTTTTCGCCTATCGGCCTTGGATACCGCGGCACCTTCTTTCTCGGTTTTCGCCAATTCTTTCTTCGCGTCGGCAAGTTCCTTTTCGGCTTTGCTGATGCTATCGGATTCGGTGGCGATCTTTTTCCGCAGCTCATAGAGACCCTTTTCGGCGTCTCTTACAACTTCGGCGGAGTCCAACCAGCCGCCACCGAAATGGCGGCCTTCGGCTTGCACAATGACCCGGGTGTCTTCGGCGTCGTGTGCGAAGAGCTTTGCCGCGGTGGAGATTTCCCCAGCGGCTTGGTCGAATTTTTCGCCTGCCGCCATGAGGATTTTCGCCGCAGTGGCATTCTGCTTACCGATCTCCGGCAGGGCCTTGGCGATGGTTGACTGGTGCCGCCACTGCTGGTTTGTGAGCACTAGCTCATCGGCGCCGGATTCGTTCCGTCCTCGGACGCCGGATGGCCACCTGCCGCCGGTGTCGAACTTCGGCCCGTACTGCACATATTTTTTGGCCTGGTCAAACAGGCTTTGGGCTTTGCCCCATGAAACGTTGCCGCGGCTGGTTTTTACCCCATCCACAGACGTGGATTCGATGTCATCCCCGAGGCTCAAAAAGTCGGCCGGATCGTAGTCTTTACCATTGATGGTCACGATCTGCCCGGCGATAAGCGGCAGGTAGGCGTGGTTAGTGTACTGGGGGTGGGAGGCTGGTGCCGCCCCACCGCCGATTTGACCGTTACCACGCCCGCCGCCCATTTCGACGTTGACTGCCTGCCCGTCGGTGAAATGAATGGTGC